GATACTGATGATAGGAATAATAGACTAGGACTAAACGATCTATACTCCAAAGATAGTGAAGAACTACTTATTATAGAAAATGTTAAACGTAAAAGAACTCAAATGTCCGTAGGGGATTTAATATCGTTTATAGAATCAAATAACCTATCAATATCAGCTAATGGTGTATTTTTTAGAACAGATAAAGAATCAGTTTTATCTACAATCCTAAAAAAATGGTTTGATGAACGTCTTGAGTATAAAGGCAAAATGAAAAAAGCCTATAAAGCAGGAGATTCTGAATTAGGAGCTGGCTTCCATATGAAACAATACACAATGAAAATTTTGTTAAATTCTTTATATGGTGCAACCGCGTTGGGTTCGTTTAGATACGGTAATGTAGTATTATCTGAAGCGATTACTCTATCAGGTCAACGGATTATACAAGAATCAGCTTTATGCGCAAATAGACACATAAACAAAGTTATGCGTGGTGAATTAACATTAAACCCAATTATAGAAAAAACATACCCAGAAGAATCTAATGATCCTAAAGTTGAGAGGAATATTAGTCCTAGACCCTATGGGATATAAAAATTAAAAGTATGCTGAGTAAACAATCAATTAGAGGAAAAGTAGAAATTTACCATGATGGTGAAAAACTTACTAAAGATGAAATCATCAAATTAAGCAGTGAATGGAATGAAGTCCAGGAAAACTTTTTTAGAAAGATGTTAAAGCAGGGTGGGAAATTTACCATCAAGGGGTATAAATTCTATATTATCACTGAAGAAAAAATTCTTAATGGTAAAGGTGAAAAAGACTCAGGAATAATAACATTACCCGATGTCAAGTTCTAGTTTAGATTTACACGGAATAACCCACAAAGAAGTAGAAGAAAGATTAGAACGATTTTTCTTTTGGGAAAAGCCTGGTTACAACCAATACCAAATCATTACTGGAAATTCTCATGAAATGAAGAGAATAGTCACAAGATGGCTTGATAAACACGAATATTATTATTATATTCCATCCCATAATTTAGGTGAAATACAAATAAGTGAATGAAACATATAGAAGAAGTACCTTGGTGGATTTGTGATAAAGGAGATGAAAACTATGCTGCCTATTGTGATACAGACTCTGTCTACATTTCAGCAGAACCCTTATTAAGATACTTATACCCTAACTTTGATGAAATGGGTGATGACTCTAAAGATAAAGAGTTAGAAAAAGTAGCACTATACTATCAGGATGTAATTACTGAAGATTATAATCGTTTAGCTCTAGAATGTTTTAATGCCCCTGAGCATAGGTTAGAAATGAAAACAGAATGTGTTATTCGTTCAGCCTACTTTAGAGCTACTCGTAGATATGCTCAGTGGATTACGAAGCAAGAAGGTATTGCTAAAGAAACACTTGATGTTAAGGGTTTAGAATTTAAAAAAGCAAACTTTCCACCTATCTTAGGTGATTTTTTTAGAGAAGTATTAATTGATGTGTTAAAGGGTGCAACCCAACCTGAAATAGATGAGCGTGTCAAAATATTTAGGAAACAAATACTAGATGGAACTCTACCTCTAACTAAATTAGGTAATCCTACATCTGTAAAAACACTAAACAAGTATACAGAACGTAAGGCTAGAGCTGGTGAAATGTTTTCTACCCTAGCTAAAGGAGCTCCAGCATCAGTTAGAGCAACAGTTAAATATAATGACTTACTTAAATTTTGGGGGTTAGATAAAGACCACAGCTATATAGTTCAGGGTGATAAAGTGAAATGGATTTATATGAAAGACAACCCATACAAAATTGATGGACTTGCATTTTTAGATTTTGATCTCCCAGAAAAAATTAGTACATTCATAGAACAATACGCAGATAGAAAAAAAATATTTGAATCTATCTTATTAAATAAATTAGAGGGATTTTATAGTGATTTAGGTTGGACCCTAAACTTAAACCCTTACAGAAATACATTTTTTAACTTATGATATCCAAATCCACACTTAGTTCAATCATTAGTAAATATTACTTAGGCACAAATGAATCTGTTAAATGGGTTATTAAAGACAATACACTATCTGTTGATTTTATCTCCCCAAGTAAAGATGTTATTGGTAGTGTATCTTGTAACAACTTCCAATTAGAGGATACTAATCTACCTATATTTGATACCAAAAAGTTAAACAATTTAGTTTCCATTTGTCAAGGGGAGGTTCTAGTTGAAGTAGAAAAAATTAATACTGTAGCTACTAAACTTAACTTATCTGATATGCATTTTAATTTGACTTATGCATTGGCCGATATGCTTCTAATCCCTAAAGTAGGTTGGGTTAGTGAGCCCAATGAATGGGAAGTAGAAATTAGTTTATCAAATGAGGATGTTTCCCAACTTATTAGAGCTAAAAGCGCTTTGAGTGACGTAGATAATATGGTATTCAAAACCACCCCGGATTTAGATGGAAACCTAGTATGTGAAATTGTTTTTGGGGATGGTCACGGACATAGTAATAAAATTACTTATCAATTAATGGGTAATGTTTCAGAAGGGGGTATTAGTGTTCCCTTTGATTCTAATATGTTTAAAACAATCCTATCAGCTAATAAAGATATGGAGACTGGAATTTTAAAATTAGCTAAAGGGGGTTTATTACAATTAGAATTTAACACAGAAGAAACTTATAGTAATTACTTTATGTTAAGGAAAGCAGAAACTTCTTTTTAATATATGTATAAGCATACGAAAGACCTTAGGGCACGTAATATTTTAATAATCGCTGATCTTAGTGACAGCACAAAATGTAAATCGATATGAGTACAAACTATTCGGAATTTGATATCTTATTCCACAATTTCTTTAACCCACAGAGTGGGTATTTAGCAGCCGCAAAGGCAAAACAACCACACCCTTTAAACATCTTTTATACTGATGACAGCCTTCAATTTGAAGTAGCCTGTACTGGTCTTACTAAAGATGATGTTAAAGTAGACATCGAAGATGATGTATTAAAAATCAGTTATAATAAACCAGAGGAAGAAACTTTCCACCCTGGAACTATCCACAGAGGATTATCAAAACGTTCGTTTGATTTAGGATATAAAATCTCAGCTAAGTATGATTTAAGTAAAGCAGATGCTAAACTTGAAAACGGCTTACTTGAGATCGCTATTCCTATCTCCGACAAAGCAAAACCAAAAACACTTAAAATTAAGTAAGTTATAATTTGATGCCCCAAGGTATCTTTCGTATATTCACGTTAAATAAATAAATAATAGTTATGCCTAATTTTATTACAGATCCAGCACTGGATCCTTACATGATTCAAATTGATGAAAACAATTACGCTGTAATTAAAAACATTACAGTAGAGAAAAGTGGTAAAACATACCAACAGACTCTAAGTTTTTGTTCTAAACTAAGTTCAGCAGTAAATCGTATTGCTAAAGATAGTTTATTAGACAGGGATTATAGTTCAGTAGCTGAATATGTTAAGGAATTTGAAAAAATTGAAGAACGACTAAAAAATATTACAAGTCTATGAGTTTAGAAGCAATGTACAACGCGGTTATTGTTAAACCGGTTGAAATCGAAGAAACAATGTATGGGAATATTGTAGTCCCAGATCTAGGAAATGATACTAATAAAACCGGTGAGGTTGTAGGTGTAGGTCCAGGACACACCGTTATGGGTGTTTTTACCCCAACCCAACTTCAAGAAGGTGATGTAGTAGTTTTACCAACAATGGGTTTTACTAAGTTTGAGTACGAGGGTAATGAATATTGGATTGGTAAAGAAAATGAAGTTTTAGCTAAAATTACAAAAGAAAATGAGTAAAGTTATTGATTATGGTTCTGATTCAAGGACCAAACTAGTAAAAGGTATTGATAAACTAGCAGATGCTGTTGTAGCAACTTTAGGACCCAATGGTCGTAATGTAGTTATTTCCCAACCAGGACAAGCTCCACAATCTACAAAAGATGGTGTAACTGTAGCAAAATCAATTACCCTTAAAGACCCAGCAGAAAATCTTGGGGTTGAAATGGTAAAACAAGCGTCTGTAAAAACAGCAAATAAGGCAGGTGATGGTACTACTACCTCTACTTTATTAGCTCGTGAGATGGTAAAAGCAGGTTTATCTCACCTTAATAATGGTGTTAATGCCGTAGAAATTAAACGTGATATCGATGCTGCTGTAAAGCAAGTAATTGAAACCATTCGCACAACTTCTGAAGACGTTTCCTCAGAAGAACAATTAGAGCAAATCGCAACGATTTCTTCTAATAACGATCCTGAAATTGGGAAAATGATCGCAACCGCAATGAATAAGGTAGGTCGTGATGGTGTTGTTACTATTGAAGAATCCAAATCTGGTGAAACTTATCTTGAAGTTGTAGAAGGAATGCAATTTGATCGTGGTTATAAATCACCTTATTTTGTAACTAACAATGCTGATATGTCAGCTGTATTAAATGATCCTTATATTTTAATTGCTGACCAACGTTTTACCCAAGTTAAAGAACTCCTTCCTGTATTAGAAGGCGTATCTGGAACTGGTCGTTCTCTTCTTATTATCGCTGAAGATATTGATAACGAGGCATTGGCAACATTAGTTGTAAATAAAATGCGTGGTACACTTGCAGTTTGTGCTGTTAAAGCTCCAGATTTTGGTGATAGAAGAAAACTTGTTCTAGAAGATATAGCATCCTTAACTGGTGGTGAAGTATTTAGTAAAGAAAAAGGTATGAAGCTAGATAAATTCACTTGGGATTGGTTTGGTGAAGCTCGTACAGTTAATGTAGGTAAAGAAACTACCACCATCGTAGATGGGAAAGGTGAAACCGGTAGAATTGAGTCTCGTATTGAAGAACTCCAAAACCAAATTGAACAAGCATCAACTCCTTTTGAAATCGAAAAACTTCAAGAAAGACTAGCAAAATTTGTTGGTGGAGTAGGTATTATTCATGTTGGAGGGTTTACAGAATCTGAAATGAAGGAGAAGAAAGACCGTGTTGATGATGCCTTGAATGCTACAAAAGCTGCTATTGAAGAAGGTATTGTAGCTGGTGGTGGTGTTGCTTTATTATATGCTCGAGAATCAATTGAAGGTGATAATATTGGTGCTAAAATTGTTAAACAAGCATGTGGTAAACCATTTACTCAAATCTTAATGAATGCAGGTTGGGATGAAGTTGATGGTCGAATTATGGCTGATAACTTACTCCACACCAAAAAGGATATTTGGACTGGTTTTAATATTAAAACTATGGAAAAAGTAAACATGAAAGAAGCAGGTATCATCGATCCAGCTAAAGTCACTCGCACAGCACTTGAAAACGCTGCTTCAGTAGCAGGTACAATTTTATTAACAGAATGTACTATTGTAGACGAACCTTCAGAAAGTAATAATGAAGTTGATCCAATGTCTATGATGGGAGGGATGATGTAATGAAAATAGAAAAGCAAGAATTCCTTGAAGTTATTGCTAACCGTAAAGCCCCCGGGGATCGTTGGATCCTCGAGGGTGATACGATAGTTCATAACTCACTTACAGAGACTTTAGAAGCATGGTTTCAAACTTCAGGCGAACCCGCTGAGTTTAGACTTGCTCCCCTAAAAGGAAAGTTGTATATTATACGTACAGAAGAGGTAGAAATTAAACCTGAACCACCTAAGAAGTTTAACATTTACGGAGATTATTAATGAGTGATCATAGCCTTTTAGTTGAAAAATACCGACCATCAACTCTTGAAAATTACGTTGGGAACGAACATATCAAAAAATCTATCCAACAATATTTGGATCAAGGAGATATTCAACACTTTATATTTCAAGGCCCCGCTGGAACAGGTAAAACAACACTAGCTAAGGTTATTGTTAAAAATCTAGATTGTGATTATCTTTACATTAATGCTTCAGATGAACGAGGTATTGAAACTATTAGAGATAAGGTATCAAATTTTGCTTCTACAATGTCCTTTAAACCCCTTAAAGTGGTTATCTTGGATGAGGCAGATTTTCTTACAATACAGGCACAAGCTTCACTTCGAAATGTAATTGAGACATTCTCACGTACAACACGTTTTATTATGACGTGTAATTTTGTAGAACGTATTATCGATCCACTTCAATCACGTTGTCAAGTACTTAAAATTGTACCTCCTTCTAAAGGTGAAGTAGCAGCTCATATTGCTGGGATTATGGGGGAAGAAGGTATTTCATTTGAACGTGAAGACTTAAAAACAATTGTAAACCAATACTACCCAGATTTACGTAAATGTCTTAATACCATTCAGTTATCAACTATAACTAATGAAGTAAAAGGGGAAACAGATAAACATCTCCAAATAGATAAATCAGTATTAGTATCATCTAATTATATGGTATCAATACTAAAAGAACTAAGTAATGCAAAACCAAAATGGCGTGAAATTCGCCAAATCATTGCTAACGCAAACATCAGTGATTTTGAAGAGCTTTATCGTTATCTTTACGATAACGCTAATGTATATGCAAGTGGTAGTGAAGGGATGGTTTCAGTCTACATCAATGAATACAGCTATCAATCAAACTTCAGAATAGATAAAGAAATTAATGCAATGGCATTAATCGCAAAATTAATTGAATTAAAATAAATAACATGGATCAAGGACAAATGCAAATGCCCAACATTGATTTGAGCAAAACAACACCAATTACAACTAATGAAGGAGGCCAAGTATGGCAACAAGGTGTAATTTTAAGAGAAGTATCTAAATTTATTACAGGTACAAGTGAAAATGGTATAGTACCAATCCCAGTATTTTGGAACCCCGAAACTGGTGAAATTTTAACAAAAACATTACCCCCAGAACTACGTAAAGAGTTTGAAGGTGACTCAGAAAAATAAAGAAATAACAAATATATGGGGGTGGTTGAATGAAATCACCCTCTATAAAACTTCTCTTGAAGAGATTTCACAAGAATCGTGGAATAACTTTAATTCTTACATGATACATAGATATTTATCTATGGATATAGGTTATATTGATATTGTAAACTATGTTCAAAAGATAAACCCACAAAGTAAGAAACAAATTTATTCCATCTACAGAGAAATGTTACCTAAAAAGAAAGTCTACCTAAAGTACGTAAAAAACGAAAACAAGAAAAATTACAAAGAAGTTGCTGAATATGTTGCAGATTACCTAGAATGTGGTCTAGGAGAAGCTGATGAATATATTCCAATTTTACAAGACCATGGGGTACGAGGTATTCTTTGGAATATGGGGGTAGAAGAAGACGAAACTGAAAAGTTAATTAAAAAAGCAAAGTTATGAGTAGATTAAGAAACATGCTCCATTCCTCAGCATTAGCTGATAAGGCAAAAGCATTACTTACTTTAGAGTTACTAGAAAAAAACCCAGCAGGTATTGGAGATCATTCAACAGAGGATTTTTATAAAAACGCTGAAGAGGCACTTGCTATGTTAGCGGATGCTGATGAAAGATTAGAAACAATAGAAAAATATTTAGATCAAAAACAAGTTATATGATAGGATCAATTTTTACAACAATTATAGGTTTATTTATTTTTACGGTTGTAGTAACTCCCATAGTTTTACTTACTATCTTAATTGTAAGAACCTCAAAGAAACCTCCAGCAATTAATAAAGAACGCATTGATGCTTTAGAGCAAAATGATTCTATTATAGTTGAAGATATAAATACAGCTTTAGCTGAGTTAGTTACTCGCCTAACAGATTTAGAAGATAGGTTAGATAGAGATGAAGCAACTGTAAAAGGATTTGGAAGTAAAAAATAAAGTTATTATATTATAAGTTATGAGTGAAGACACAATCAAATATGGTCTACCAGCTACAGAAATACTTAAAAAAGAATATCCTACTATTTACGCTGGTTATATGGATATCGTGGAAGAGCAGTTGGAGTTATTCAGCAAAAAACATCTTGACTACGGGATGTCTAATATTAGTGCTGGTACTGGGCTTGGAAATGAAGAGGAGAGGAATTTTGCTCTCACAGGACTATGGTATAGAATAAATGATAAGGTTAATCGATGGAAAAACCTATTAATATCCGAACGTTCAGCAAATAATGAATCACTAACTGATACCTACCAAGATATTGTGAATTATGGTATCATCTCTCAATTAGTAGAGAAAGGTCAGTGGAAAAAATAAGTTTTGGCTAAAAAGAAAGCACCACAAATAGTTAGAGATATACAGAGAAATCCACCTGAACCGGTGAATTTTGCATTTGAAAAAAATATTTCATATTCCCAATTATCTATGTATACGCAATGTCCCAAAAAGTGGGCATTGCAGTACAGAGATGGACATAAAATAAGGGAACAAAGTATTCATATGACTTTTGGGACTGCATTACATGAGACATTACAAATGTATCTTGATGTTATGTATAACCAGAGTGCAGTGAAAGCTGATGAACTGGACTTAGAAGATGATTTTGAAACTAGATTAAGAGATTGCTATGCAGAAGCTTATAAACAAAATAAAGGAGAACATTTTACTGACCCCCAAACACTTCGAGAATTCTATTCCGACGGTGTTGAAATTATAAATTACCTTAGAAAAAATAGACGTAAGTATTTTTCTAAACGTGGTTGGTGGTTAGTAGGTTGTGAGGTACCTATTGTATTGGCGCCTAATCCGCGTTTACCTCGTGTTAAATACATGGGCTTTTTGGATGTGGTCATGTATAACGAAAACACAAACAAATTCATTATAATCGATATAAAAACATCTACACGCGGTTGGAATGAAAAAGCAAAGAAAGATAAATCAAAACAACATCAGTTAGTGTTGTATAAAAAATTCTTTGCCCAACAGTACAATGTTCCAATAGATGATATTGATATCGAATTCTTTATTGTAAAGCGTAAATTATACGAATCACAAGACTTTGTAATTAAACGCATTCAACAATTTAGACCACCTTCAGGTAAAACTTCAGTTAGCAGAGCAACAAAGTCTCTAAATGATTTTTTAGATAATTGTTTTACATCTGAGGGGTATAATGAGAAGGATATGCCTGCTTTAACTAATAACAATTGTAAATGGTGTCCCTATCATAAGACCCATTTATGCCCTGCTACTTCCAAATAATATGAGAGTTGTAGCCATAATCCCTGCTAGATACCAGTCGACTAGACTTCCTGGAAAGCCCTTAATTAAACTTAAAGGTAAGGAAATGATTATAAGGGTAGCTGAAATTGCTGAAATTGCCTTAGGCAAGGAAAATGTTTATATAGCTACTGATGATCAAAGGATTATTGATGTAGTTGAAAATTACGGTTTCCAATCAATCCTAACCTCAGAAAACTGCTTAACAGGGACTGATAGGGTAGCTGAAGCAGCCTTAGGCCTAGATGCTGACATGATTATTAACGTTCAGGGTGATGAACCTCTATTAGACCCCAATGACATTATTAAAATTAGGGATGCTAAACTAGAATACCCCAACCACATAGTTAATTGCTGGTCTCCCCTAAATAATCTAGAAGAAGCAAATAACCCTAAACTAGCTAAAATTGTTTCCAACCCTCAGGGCGAGATGATGTATATCTCTAGATCTGCAATCCCCGGAACTAAATTAGGAGGTTCTGAATGTGTAATGAAAAATGTTTCCATATATGGATTCAATAAAGAACACTTAGCAGGATTTACATCAGTTAAAGAGAGAACACCATTAGAATCAATCGAAGATATTGAAACTCTTAGATTTCTAGAATTAGGATATAAAATTAAACTTGTAAAAGTAAAAGGAGATTCGTATTCTGTGGACTATCCTCAAGATGTAAAAATAGTAGAAGAATTATTATGATGACTAAACAATATGATTCATTACAAGAATACGAAAACCAATACCAGATTGCAATAGATTTTGATGGTGTTATTTATAAAAATTCTAAAGGCTACCATGATGGTAGCATATATGATGAACCCCTAGAGGGAGCCTTGGATGCAATAAAATATTTTCACAGTCAAGGGTACACTATGGTAATATTTACAGGTAAGGTAAAACCTGATAGACCTTCCCCCAACGAAAAAACCATGATACAACTAGTTGAAGAATGGTTAGAAAAATACCAAGTAAAACAATATATTAAAGAGGTAACAAGTGAAAAACCTAGAGCTCTTATTTACATAGATGATAAAGGGTATAGGTTTACTAACTGGGCATCTACTTTAGATTTCTTTAATAAAGAATTCAATTTAACAGAATCTTAATATACGTATATAAAAATATAAATTAAATAAACAATGTTATGGCAAATGATAAAACACTAACCAGTGTAAAAATCAAAAGCGATTTGTTTGAAACCTTCAAAATTGAGTGTGTAAAACGTAAGTTTTCATTCCAAAAACTTGCTGATCGAGCTATCTTTTTGTATCTTACAGATGAAGATTTTAGAAAACAAATTACTAATCAATCTAACTTAGATTTAGAAAAATAAATTTTAATGAAAGAAGGTTATATTCCAAAAGAACAGAGAAAACGTATTTTACTTCTCTGTGATGACCTACGTCTCCATTCAGGTGTAGGCAATGTTGCAAAAGAAATGGTATCTCACACGTCCCACCATTTTAATTGGTTTAATCTTGGGGGAGCCATCAACCACCCTGAAGTAGGTAAAAGATTTGACTTAAGTCCCTCAATGAATGACATAGCAGGTATTGAGGATGCTGAAGTTATAGTCCAACCCAACAATGGTTATGGCAATTCAGACCAAATTAGGAACTTACTTAAAGAAATCAAATTCGATGCTATTTTCTTAATTACAGATCCTAGATATTTTTTATGGTTGTTTGATATTGAAAATGAAATCCGTTCTCAAATCCCTATAGTATATCTTAACATTTGGGATGACTATCCGGCACCCATGTATAATAGATCATTCTATGAGTCGTGTGATGCTTTATTTGGTATTTCTAAACAAACAGTTAATATTAATACGTTAACACTAGGGGAAAAAGCCAAAAATAAGGTCATCAAGTATGTCCCTCATGGTTTGGCTACAAATGTCTTTTTCCCACTAGATGAAAGTGATAAAGAATATCTTAATTTTAAATCCTCAATAGGAATTAAAGATGATGATTTTGTCTTATTTTTCAACTCTAGAAATATTAGACGTAAACAAATCCCAGATACACTCTTAGCTTGGAAGTATTTCTTAGATCAACTAACAGAAGACCAAAGGGGTAAAGTTAAATTTATTCTCCATACTGAAATCTCTTCAGATCATGGTACGGATTTGATGGCAGTAAAAAATTACCTCTTTGGAGATGATGAACCATCTATTAAATTTACTACTAAGCGTTTTACTCGAGCAGAATTAAATTATCTATATAATATAGCAGATGCTCAGATTCTATTAACTTCTAATGAAGGTTGGGGTTTATCACTAACTGAAGCTATATTAGCTGGTACTCCTATTATTTCAAACGTAACAGGTGGTATGCAGGATCAAATGAGATTTGTTGATGAAGATGGTAAATGGTTTACCCCATCAGCCGATGTTCCTTCTAATCATACAGGTAAATATAAGACTCATGGTGAATGGGCATTCCCAGTATACCCTACATCTCGTTCAATTCAAGGTTCCCCCGTAACACCCTATATATGGGATGATAGATGTAAACCTGAAGATGCTACAGCTCAAATTCTTAAACTATATAACATGACTCGTAGTGAAAGAAAAGAATTAGGACTTAAAGGTCGTGATTGGGCTGTAGGTAATGAAGCTGGTTTTACAGCTCAACATATGGGTGATAGGATTATAGAAGGAATTAATGAATTATTTAATACCTGGGAACCTAGAGAATCTTTTGAATTTATTAATACGAATGAAGTAGTTACACCTACAGTTCCACATAAATTATTGTACTAAAATGAAGAATACGTTTGTTATTTCGTGTCCTATTGATACTTACAGCGGTTATGGTGCTCGTTCTAGAGACATTGTTAAAGCACTTATAAATCTAGATAAATACGATGTTAAGGTTATGCCTCAACGTTGGGGAAACACAACATGGGGGTTTATTGATGACCATGAAGAATGGCACTTTTTAAAACCCCACCTTATGGGGGTTGGAGAAAAACTCACAGAAAAACCAGATATTTGGTCTCAAATCTCAGTTCCCAATGAATTCCAAAGTATAGGGGAATATAATATTGGTATTACCGCTGGTATAGAAACTAATACTTGTGCCCCTCAGTGGGTTGAAGGGATGAATAGGATGAATATGAATTTAGTTTCATCCAACCATAGTAAAGAAGTATTCCAAAATTCTAGATTTGAAGGTACTGATAAACAAACAGGCGCAAAGTCTGTTATTGGGTTAACTTCACCAATTGAAGTATTATTTGAGGGTGTTAACTTAGATACTTACTTCCCAGATGATAAACCTTGTACTGTTGATTTTAATATCAAAGAATCATTTGCTTATTTGTTTGTAGGCCACTGGCTTCCAGGATCAATGGGAGAAGATAGAAAGAATGTTAGTCTATTAATTAAAGCCTTTTTTGAAACCTTTAAGAATAAGAAATCAAAACCAGCTTTAATCTTAAAAACTTCTGTACATACCCCATCTTATAAAGATAGAGATGAGATTTTAAAAAGAATTATTGAGATTCGTAATACTGTCAATTCTAAAAATTTACCTAACATATATCTCCTACATGGTAATTTTACAGATGAACAAATAAATTCTATCTATAACCATTCCAAAGTAAAAGCAATGGTTAGTTTAACTAGAGGGGAAGGGTTTGGACGTCCTTTATTAGAATTTAGTTTAACAGGAAAGCCTATTATTACTACAAATTGGAGTGGACACATTGATTTTTTAAATCCTGAATTCACAACTTTATTGGGAGGTCAACTAACCCCTATTGATAAGTCAGCTCAAGTTAAAGACATGCTTATAGAAGGGTCTAAATGGTTTTCACCTAATCATGGGGAAATCGGTTCTAAGTTTAAAGATGTGTTTGAAAATTATAAAAATTATACAGATGGTGGCAAGAGACAGGCATACTATAGTAAAACAAATTTTAGTTTTGAAAAAATGCAAGAATTATTAGGAGAG